TAGTTTAAATTTATTTAAGAATGGATGATGTTCATTACCAGTAATATATTGTAATTCAAATACTTGAGGCGATTGAATAAACACATTCGATGGACTTCCTTTTTTAGGAGTCATCGACGCTTTTAAACATCTAATAATTCCCATCACTTCTCTTGCTTCTACTTGATCTCTTGGGGTAAAATCAAAAACAAAAGGAAATGTTCTAAGAGTTACACCACTAAACAGAAGTTCAAGATTTGACTGTAAAATCTGACCAGTTGCTCTAGAAATTAATGAGTTAGCATTTACATTGGCACCTAAAGCATTGAGTGCTTGTCCACTAAGAGCTGATTGTATTGTTGATGTTGTGTTTTTGTCTAACCCACTAACATTGCCGTCTATAAGTGCTTTTGCAATATCTGAACCAGATCTAAAAAAGTTTGCAGGATCTTTTATTAATTCACTAGTAGCTTGTAGTCCAACAGCTTGTAGTGGATTTAATGTATCTTCCGAATATGCTACAGCTAATGAGTCGGTTATTTGTTGAGGTATTGGTAAGTAGATATTCTTTACGTTTTTCTTTTTTACCTTGTCACGATTGTTCATGAAAAAGTCAGTTGCTGCTGTAATACCCAGTTTTTCAAGGTTTACACCTGATACATATTTTTTATCTGCTTTATTGGTATTTTTAGCTCCTGTTGAATATTGAACGAGATCTTTATCAATGTTAAAAAGATTGCTGCCAGTATCACTCATTCTGAACTGGTCAAATATCGTTATAAGTAATGCGTCTGTGGTGTTTGACAGCGCCTCTCTAGGATATCGATAAACCTCTGATCCAGTATTATTGTTAACAGGATTAAGATCCTTTTTAAAAAATGCAGCGTCTTTTGGTGAGAGTTTTTCTGTCGATTTAGCAGCATTCTGTGCTTTCTGTGCAGAAGGTCTTACCTGTTCATTTCTACCTCTAGTAATATTACTAATTCTAGTGTTTGCCATTTAGATGGTTTTTACTTATTTAGCCACCAACTTTAAAATCTCTAATAGGTAGCATCATAACATCTCTAAGTTCTGATGGATAAATTTCGTAGATGCCATCAGATATAATCTCACTAGCAAGATAATTTCTTATTGATTGACCTTTACCCAACCAGTGAAAATTCTGACCTACCCAACCATTATCTGATAAGTTTCTTATTTGCACTACAGGGTTTCTGTCATATCTGATGCCTGGAGTTATTGCAACGTATTTGTATACGTATAACTTTCCTGGGATTGGCGCATCAGATTTTTCCAGGACTTCAAGGAGTTGATCCATAACGATATCAGGGTCTCTAACACCGGTTACTTTATTTGTTACTACACGAACCCTATTACGATTTTCATCGGTATCTGTGGGTCTCTGAGACGCCTCTGCTGCTGCCTTTGCTGCCCTTTGTTCAGCGAGTTTTCTTCGTTGTGACTGTAAGAGTGTTTCTCTCTTTTTACGTGCCATTACTTGATACCAAGTTCTTTTTCCGTCATAACTTTGAATTCCCACATCCTATCTTTACAGTATTCCTGTGCTGCTTTCCACTTTGCCTGATTCTTTGCATATTCAAATGCCTCACTCAGATATTTCTTTGTCTGTCTTTTAGGTTTGGGTGGAGGAGAACACTGCCTCATTGGTTTTACTTCAATGAGAGATGATCGGATTTTACCGTTTACATCTTTATATTTGATGAAGAAGTCTGGAAAGTAACGATGAACCTTATTATCGATAGGAGAACGATATGGAATACAAAACTCTTCTGACTGCCACTCTAAAACGTTTGAATTGTTATCGCAGTAGACCATAAACTTGCGCTCCCAAAGGGAACGATATACAATATTGGTCGGATCACCCTTATATTTTTTAGGATAGGAAGGTCTGTATTTTCCCTTATATGACATCTAAATAACTAAACAATCACCTAAGAGTATTTAGAGTGCCTAGACCAATTCCGAAAAAAATATCTCAGATAAAACCAGTCATTGGGCAGGTAGCACTAACCTCACACTATATGGTCCAGTTTGGTGGTCTTGCTGAAAATTTGAGAAAGTATTTGGGTGAGAGAGGTATCGATAGTAGATACATCACTGAAACGATTGGACTCTTGTGTAGTAGAGCAATTTTACCTGGAAGTGGATTTGCTACAGCAGATGTCACCGGAAACTTTATGGGTCTTTCGGAGAAGTTTGCACATACTAGAATATTCACTCCAATGACCATGGAGTTCTATGTTGATAATTCATATAGATCACTAAAGTTTGTTGAACACTGGATGGAGTTTATTGCATCAGGAACTGAATTTGGTGACGGGGTGAGTAACTTGACTCCAGGATACTATTTTAGAATGAACTATCCGAAGCAATATAAATGTGATCAAACTGTAATTACAAAATTTGAGAAGGATTATAAGAGATATGTCGAATACAGATTTTATGGTCTGTACCCACTTTCATTAGATTCTACTACAGTTTCATATGAAGGTTCTCAGATATTAAAAGCGACAGCAACATTTCAATATGATAGATATGTTTCTGGACTATCAAGTTCTCTTGCAAACTTCTTAGAATCGACTGGTAACAGAAATCCACCTCCTGATGGAACTGGAACTGGTGGTCAGGCAGAACAATCTAGAAAAATAGCAAATGGTTTAACTGGAGGATTAAATGACTTGAATACTAGTTTATTATCGGATGGTTCCATTCCAAAATTCAAGGCAGAATTTAATAGTGAGAATTTCTTTGATGCTGGTAGTAGTATATTAAATAATGAATTCTTTACTAATTCTCCATTCTCTGCCCAGAGAAGAACATTATAATAACTCCTCTAAATAATTTTACTGACGTGCATGAATTGTAATGCCTTTACCAAAAATTTCTACACCAACTTATGAGTTGGTTATCCCTTCTACTGGAAAGAAGATCAGATATAGACCATTTCTAGTTAAAGAGGAAAAAGTTCTTGTTATTGCAATGGAGAGTGAAGATCTCTCCCAAATTGTTAATGCAGTTAAGGATGTAATTAAATCTTGCATTTTGACAAGAGGTGTGAAAGTAGAAGAACTTTCAACATTTGATATTGAATATTTGTTCCTCAACATTCGTGGAAAGTCTGTTGGAGAGGAGGTTGAAGTTCTAGTTACCTGCCCTGATGATGGTGTGACAAAAGTTCCTGTTCTTATCAGTTTAGATGAGATTCAAGTTCAGTTTGATGAGACTCACTCTAAGGATATTAAACTCGATGACAGTTTGACATTGAGAATGAGATATCCATCGATGGAAGAATTTGTCAAGAATAATTTTGCCGTTAGTGAAATCAATCTTGATGAAACTTTCAATGTTATTATGTCATCTATTGAGCAGATTTATAGTGAAGAAGAATCTTGGTCCGCTAAAGATTGTACCAAGAAGGAACTTCGTGATTTTGTGGAGCAACTGAGTTCCAAACAGTTCAAAGAGATTGAGAACTTTTATCTAACAATGCCTAAATTGTCTCATACTATGACCGTGACAAATCCAAACACTGAAGTAGAAAATGAGGTCGTTCTTGAGGGATTAGCAAGTTTTTTCGGGTGAGTATGGCTCACACTAATATTGAGTCATACTTTAGAATCAATTTTGCTTTGATGCAACACCATAAATACTCATTAACAGAATTAGAAAATATGATACCTTGGGAGAAAGAAATTTACCTTGCTTTCCTCCAACAATATATTGAAGAAGAGAACCTAAAAGCACAACAAATGAATGGTTAGTACTCCTGGCGGTAGAAGATCACTGATATCACCCCTTGCATTTGCAGGAAGAACGGAAACTCCTGCTCAAACAGATCCTGTAACCACCAAATTACTCAATCAAAATTCATTACAACTTGGAATTATAGCGTCACAAATAAATGGTCTCAACAGAGATGTCGCTGCTCTCAATACTTCACTACAAGTAATTAGTAATAGTTTAGCAACCTCTCAAGCATTAGAAAGGCAGAAAGAACAGCAAGAGCAAGCACAAGAATCAAGATTAGCGCAACAACAGTTACGTGAAGGTAAAGAAAGTGTAATTGAGAAGAAAATTGAAGCTGCTGCCATTGCACCAGCACAGAAGTTAGCAAGTAAAGCAACATTTACTTTAGGTAAATTAGGCAATTTCTTCCTCGCACTTGTTGGTGGGTGGTTAGCAAGTAACACGGTTGAGGCACTTCAAGCACGATCAGAAGGTAATACAAAAAAACTAAATGAAATAAAACTAGAGACTCTAACGGGTCTTGCAGTTATTACTGGAGTCTTCATTGCATCAAAAGGAGCAATTGCACTCCTGAGTGGAAGTTTTGCTAGACTTGCAATTCAACTTGCTGCTGTTGCTGCTGTCGGATTGTTTACACAACCAGGACAAGATTTACTTAGTTATATTGGAGAAACTGCCAAAAATCTATACGAGAATATAGATAAGATTCCACTTATTGGACCCCAACTTCAGAATCTTTTACCACAACTTCCTGACAATCAAAACCAAAATCAGAACCAAAATCAGAACCAAAATCAAAATCCAATAAATCCTGCTGAACCACCAGGAATGGGTGCAAATGCACCACAAAATTTAAACAAAGGTGGTTTAGTAGAAGGAATATCAGGTGTTGATCAAATCCCTGCAATGCTGACTAACGGGGAATTTGTTATGCCAGATAATGTAGTTAGTAATTTTGGTGTAGATTTTATGGAATCTATACGTCTTGGCGAATCCCTCTTTGCAACAAATGCACCAGACATTAGTTCTCCTGCTACTCAAGTACAACCAATGGAGAGTGTGTCTGGTAAAAAACTTGATCCTGCAGAGAAAGCAGGACATAAAGAAACCCCAGATGTAAAGTTAGAACCAACACCTGCTTCGGATGATTCTAAAACAGAACCTGCAGATGTTCCTCTTGCAGGAGATCCATCACAAGGATTGGAACCTGGACAAGTAACTCCTGGTGACACAACACTTTCCGAAATGGGATTTAGTGTAAAAGAAGTTCAAGGATTTATTGATGAAGAGAAATTTATTGGTCAAACTGGAAATCTTCCAGCAAAAATTACACCAATTCTAAAAGCAAAAAAAGTAGCGGATATAGTTTCTCAACCTCCAGCAGAGCAACCTGTCAATGTGATTCCAATACCTATTCCACCTGCTCCCAGTCAACAAGCTCCTGCACAAGCACCTGCTCCTGTTGCATCTGGTCCTGTTGGAAATGTTCCATTGTATTCAACAAGTGATTCTAGCAATATGTACAGATTGACAGCAGTAACTGCATTTAACGTACCCTCAGCATAATGGCAGAAGCACAACAATCACTCTTAAAAAATAGCGATAGTTTGGGGAATATTAGAAGTTCTCTAACATCTTTTGGTGAGGGTTTGAAAAAAGCAAACTCAACAACTTTTGGCATTCAAAGGGGTCTGGATGTAAACAATAGGGAGAAAGAGAGAGCAATACTAAAAAAATCCCAAATATTCAGAACAAGAAGAGAAGCGGTTCAAAGGAAAGAAAGAGAGAGTGTAATTGAATCTGGAAAACTTCCAAATATTGTTTCTAGCGCACAAAGAACTATATCCGGAAGCACCAAGGGATTCCTTGGAAGAATTATGGATTTTGTCGGTACTGTTATACTTGGATGGTTATTAACAAATTTACCTGTAATTATTAAGGCAGTTCAATCTCTCATTGAAAGAATACAAAAAGCGAGAGTAATCCTTCAATCTTG